TCCCAATCTTGAAACGCTAATCAGAATTATGAAACCGCTTGGATTAACTTTAACTGCGCAAACTGCACAATAATCAATCAACAGAGGCAGCCTTCTATTTTGGCAGAAGGCTGTCTTTCTTTATGGTTGACGCAAATGTTACATCACAAAAAGCGGTCTTTCATCATAAACACTCGCTCCGGAGTCACCAGAACCACACCGAATTGCACGGTCAAGCGCCATAATCAACGCCACCGCACCGTCAATTTTCTCCGTGGATTTTTCCTTGTCCGGCTTGATATTTCCGGCAGGGTCACGGCGAATGAAGATATTATCCATCATCCAGCGTAGGACGGGTTGACCGCCGTGGGCGAGTTTTTTCTCAAGGGTCAATTTCATCAGTTCTTTCGTAGGAGGGCTCATGTCTTTGAATCCCTGACCGAACTGAACGAGGGTAAATCCCAGTCCCTCAAGATTCTGCGACATCTGCACAGCACCCCAACGGTCAAAGGCAATTTCACGGATATTGAAATACTTTCCGAGGTCGTCGATGAATTGTTCAATGAAACCGTAATGTACCACATTGCCCTCGGTTGTCATGATATGCCCTTGACGTTCCCAGACATCATAGGGAACATGGTCACGACGTACACGTAATTCAAGGGTTTCTTCCGGCAGCCAAAAATACGGCAGAATGTAATATTTATCATCATCTGCGGTCGGTGGGAACACCAGCACAAATGCCGTTATATCGGTAGTCGATGAAAGGTCAAGTCCGCCATAGCATACACGCCCTTTCAGTTCTTCTGGGCTTACCGTAAAATTGCAAGCGTCCCATTTTTTCATGGGCATCCAGCGGACTGACTGTTTTACCCACTGGTTCAATCGCAACTGACGGAATGCATTTTCCTCACCGGGATTCTGCCTTGCGGAGTCGCAGGCAGCCTGAACCTTATCCAGTCCCACGGTAATTCCGAGAGACGGATTTGCCTTTTTCCAGACCGTCGGTGAAGTCCAATCCTCGTTTTCATCTGCACCATAAATCACAGGGTAAAATGTCGGGTCGATTTTACGCCCCTCAATGATATCCTTTGCTTTCTGATGCACCTCATAACAGATTGAATTTGTATCCGTTCCGGCTGTTGTAATCAGAAAATACAGCGGCTGCATTCTTGCGTCACCGGAGCCTTTGGTCATGACATCGTAGAGTTTTCGGTTAGGTTGTGTATGAAGTTCATCCATCACAACGCCGTGAATATTAAAACCGTGTTTTGAGTAGGCTTCCGAGGAAAGAATCTGATAGAAGCTGTTTGTCGGCTGATAAATAATTCTCTTTTGTGCGGTTAAAATTTTGACCCTCTTGTTGAGAGCCGGACACATACGCACCATATCTGCGGCAACTTCAAAAACAATAGACGCCTGTTGTCTATCGGCTGCACAGCCGTAAACCTCGGCACGTTGTTCTCCGTCCCCACAGGTTAACAGAAGAGCAACCGCTGCCGCAAGCTCGCTGTTGTGCGTAGGCAAAAAAGAACGCCCTACCAGATACTGATGCGACGGACTGTCAACCTGAATGCACTGCATTCCACGATTTTCTATTTTTTCGATTTTGTCGATGTAACGGAAATGACTGCGTGTCGCAGGATTTCGTGGCACTTGATTATGAGCTTTTCTTCTCAGCCCGACTATGGAAATATCATCAAAGGCGGTAAATTTTACATAGTACAAAGTTTCTCCGGTTTCGATTCTCCCACACTCCGTACTTGGCAGATTCCAATCGGCTCTCTGCGTGCTGACCGCAGTTGTGATAGCATTTTTTATCCCAAGACTCCATAAAAGTTCGCTGACACTTTCAGCGAGTTTTCGTTCTGTGGAGGTGTATATTGCCTGACCTTTTAGCGTGCTGATTGCACCGTCAGAATCCATAAGTCCCTGCAAAAGTTCCAGTCTCTGATAATACGAAGAACGGAGATATTGGGTAGGAATTTCCTTGTCGTGAAAGCTTTTAAGCAGTATTGCTTTCAATTCCGGGATTCTAAAAACAACACTATTTCCGATATTATTCCATGAAGTCATATTTGGATAGGACGGCAGTATTTTTGAAAGCACATCCGGAATATCGCAGGTCTGAACTGTGATTTCAGGCTTGACGGAATTTCCGTTTCCAAGCCAGTAGCCCATAAGATATGGCTCAATAGGTAGCTCCTTTTCACTTGTTTGCACCGCTTCCGCAACAGCAAGTCTGAATCTGAAACACCCTCTGTCTCTAGGCATACGGAAAATTTCACCGGTAGTCATGATACACTTTTTTCGTTTGCCACGTGTGTATTCACCACTCCATTGATGATGTTCTCCGGCTTCAATTGTTTCACCGTCCTTGAAGGTAATGCGGTAAGCCTGTTCTGAGAAGTCCACTTTGCTTTTTGCAACGACGTGGCACGGATTGCCCCTTTCATCAAAAACAGTATCGCCGATTTGGATTTCTCCCATTGTAGTGAAACCGTCCGGTGTGGGTATCAGCGTATCAAGAGCCAGTTGCTTTCCTTGCTTTTTCGGGATTTCGACATACGCCGTGTTAAACTGTCGATAGCCGTTGGGTTTCAGCACACCGAACAGGTCACGGATAATACGCTCCTGCCAGTCAATCAGTTCGAACTTTTTTCCAGCCCATGTGCCTTTGGTGTGGCACAGACACTCAATAAAAGAGACGGCATAATCTGCCGCCTTTTTGTTATATTTGGAATCGTCTGCCATAAATTGTGTTGGCTTGTACTTTTTCAGTTTTCGCAAACTATGCGCCTTCTTTCAGAACAAGAACCTACCGTTTGGCAGGTTCATTTGTTTTATTTTGCAAGCCGGTCAAAGCACCATTTGATTGCATCACCGCCGTCGTCAAAAGGCTTCGGTGCAACCGTGTGAAGTGCGATGCGGCATTCGATGTAGGAAAGTCCGGTTTCTTCCTCATCCTCGATAAATTTGTAAATCGCCGCCTCAAAACCTCTGTAGGTCAATCCGCAGACCAGAACATGGGCTCCGTATTTGAGAACTGCACCCTGTGAGCTGCATCCGTCCATTTCGAGATGCTCCATTGTTGTGATTTTCTTCCAAGTCATATTCATTCTCCCTTGTTATTTTTTTGCCCTTTGGCATGATGTATGTTACCGTCTTTCGGAGGACAAGTCAACGGTATTTGGGATAATAAATGTGACAAATATCGTGGGGACATATTGTACATTATGCGACGTTCTGTGTCGCCCCAGAATCGCTCACAAGCCGACGTTTTCAGCGTCGCACAGTTTGTTGTGACACGGCAGGGAAGCCGTCTAAGGGCAACGTGGCGAAGGTGGGAGCCTTTCGGCTCCGCCCTCGATGCAGTGGGGGAGGTTATCTCCCCGTTGCACATTCCCATTCAAATTCTGCTGCGGCTTCGTAGGCTCGGTCAAAAGCCTCGTCGTCGTCAATGTAGTCGTATTCGTAGTTAATTTCAACTATCTCCTCGAAAGTTGTGTCGTTTGCCTCGGCATCCTCTCTTGCAAGTTCCTCGGCGTGCTTTTCAATCCATGTTTCGAAGCCCTCGTCCATGTCCTCATTTTCAATTTCAAGTTCGTATTCGTATTCGCTGTCCGCCCATGTGATGATTGCCTTAGAGGTGTATTCCTCCTCGTTCCAATTTGTCTTGCTTTCCATCGCTCTTGCCTTTGCAACTCCGTAACTTACCATTTTGTTATCCTCCGTAATTCTGTGTTTTCCGAGGGTTTCTTTCCCTTTCGGTAGTTACATATTACCGCATAGTGTGAATTATAGCAAGCGGCTAAAACTACAGAATATAGGGGCAAAATCAGCTTTGATGCTTGTGTGATATACACACATTCCGGGCATGGAAAAAGCTCTCCGAAGAGAGCCGCCCGTATCTATATAAACAAGCGACAGAGCCTTGCGGCTCCGGCTTGGTAGTTTGTTGAAAATTACGTTTCACATCGCCCCCACGTTCGCCTGTAACGGCTTCCTTTTTCGGTTGGGTACGGTTTTTCGGCAAGTGCCTGAAAGCGGAAACGTGGGGCAACGTGTGGGCTGCGTGGGGCTATTCCTGCGGATTTGAACGATGCATAATGGAGAGAATTTTCTCCTGTTCCTCCGCAGAAATTTCAAGGGCAGCCAATGCCTGACGCACGCCGCAATCGGCACAGATTAGCGTCTCATTGTCGGTACGGGAAAGTGCAGGTCTGCCGTGGTAAACCTGTCCGCAGATCGGGCAGACGCCCTCGTGATTGCTTTCCATTTTCATCAGAATTCACCCCTTTCACTCAGATCAAGTGCCAACCTCAGATGTTTCAAATCAAAGCCGAAATTGCGGTATCCGGCAACACAGGTTCGGACGTACTGACTGCTTGGCACACCCAATTTTCTGTCCTCGTGCATGATGTAAACAAAAGCATTCACGGTCTCAATTTTGCTATTCCTCCAGCTTTTCACAGCGACCTCCATTTCGGTTTTGTAGTAGAAAGTGGGGCAACCCTCGTACCTATCAAGTTCAAGTTCATCAGCCGCCGAAACCTCCCACAC